ATCGCCGCGGTCAATGTAGGCTTCTACGATCGCTTGGTTACCCCTGACGATCACACCCACGCCTTCCATTTCGACAAGCTTGTTTCTTACCGCGCGCTCAGAAAGGCCAGTTTGACGGACCAGAGTATCCGCGGACGGGAAAGCTGCCTTACCGTTCACGTCTGCATAGTTAGCCAGAACGAGCAGCACGTGACGCGCTGTCGGATTCTTGATGATTTCCTGATCCATGGCCCAGGCCATTGCTTGAACGCTCATTTCCGTGATCCGTAAAATTCCAAACACTTTCTGTATGACGATCCGACTTTTAGAGAGCGCCTTCAGTCGCCATCGTCAGGGTCGATTCCTGCCACGACGCGCATCCGATCGCGATGTATTCTCGTTACATAGTCGAAGCCGCGAACCCGGATCAAGATCAACTCACGGAGGAATTCAGATTCGCCCATGCCAGCCTCGCAAGCGATTCGAAGCAGTTCCTCTTTCGTCTCGATGTCTATCTTCGTTCGAGCTTCTTCCGTCAGCTTGCCGAAGCGGCCGCTGTTGATCATTCGCGCCATGCCTTCCCCTATCTGGTTGTCTTTCATGTGACCTCGTAGTACTAAGGGCCGCTGTACGGCTTCTGGCTATTGCTGTTGCGTGTGGGTGCTACGAGGCTGCGGATTGTTATGCCGCTGCTTGTTCGGTACCGCGCAGGTAGGTCCAATCAACGGCCGGGTTCAACTGTTCGCAGCGAACCTTCCCGCTCGTGAGCCGCTCAATCGGCGGGCAGTACTGAGGAGGGACAGATTTGTTTTTTCGCCAGCTCTGGATCACCTGGTAGCTGACTTCTAACTGGCGGGCCATGTCCGACAGCGACTTAAATTCGCTGATCGCCCGATCTACTGTGTTTTCCATCGTGGAGTCCAAAATGTGTGGGCCTGAGTCATTCTATGCAAGTGGCACTTGCAATGCAAGCGAAATCTGCATCGACACAAGCGTGGCTTGCACATACATTCCTGTCATGGACATTCACAAGCGACTCAGGAAATTTAGGAAGGAACTCGACCTCAGCTATCAGGCGATAGCGGAGGCATGCGGCGTGAAATGGCAAACGGTGCAGCAGTGGTGTAAGGACGAGGCGGACGGCGGGACCGATCCGAAGCTCGCCAACCTGGAACCACTAGCGAAAATCCTAAAAACAACACCCTGGTATTTGTTGTTCGGCGTCGAAATAGGGGTCGACAATTCGCCGAACAGAGGGCAAAACCCCATTCTTTCCGACGAAGCGGACGAGTTAATTCAGTGCGTCATGCGTCTGGACAAGGCAGGCGGTCAGGTACGTAAAACGTTTGCTTACACTCTCGGCATATTGGAAATTGTCGAAAGATTGGGATCGGTGCAAGATGCCGATGTGGTGGCCGAGCTTGCAGAACACGAGGAGCTGCTGGCACTCCACGCCGAGCAATCTAGGGTTTTAAAACATGCCCCCCGCAAGCACAAATGAAAAAACCATCGTCAGCATGGACCTTTACCGGCAGCGTCGAACTGTCGAATCCAAGCAGAAGGAGTCAACCGATCCGGCCGAAGAAGCGTTAAACGAAATCGCCCGATACCTTCTGATGGCCGTTCGCGTCATCACATCCAGGCGTCACTAAATTCCCATCCCCGCATCGCCGGGGATTTTTTTCGCCTCGACATACAGTTTTCTCTTGCATAACAAGCGCTGCTTGCATAAGATAGCTACATGGACGCAAACAACGCGACATCGGATAGCCCGGCAACGTGAGTTGGGAATGTCTAGCCCGAACTGCAATCGGGCCGACCGGATGACCTGGCGAAATCGGAGCCAGCGACGCGACAGAGCCGAAGAAGTTTTATCAAGGCGTCTTGCTAAGGGCGCCGTGACAAAACCACACAGGGGATAGACATGATCGACGCAAACAAGAAGTGGCACGGCGGTGAAAAGGTGGTCATCAACCACATCAACGAGATCGGCGCCAAGGCGCTTTACGAAGGGTTGACCGGGACAGTGGAGTTCGAATTCGACACGCTGGTTTATGTGCTGGTGCGAGCCAAGGGCCAGCGCAAGGATCGCAGCATCTGCGTACACCGCGACTCACTGACTGTGAAGCACTAAGGAGACGGACATGAGCGACTTGGCATTGGATTTGATCGAACTAAAGCGCCTCGCTGCTGGCGGCATGGGCGCTTTGACCGAAAAACTGTTGCACGAAGTAGCAGCTCGGATCATCGCTTCGGGGCTGCGTGACGAGAAAGGGGGCTGCTGATCATGAAAACGAAATTCACTGCGGGGCCGTGGCTTGTCTCTGATGCTGAACACGAAGGCATCGCAGACGATGACTACCACTTCATAAGGGCCGGCGACGGGATATACGGCAGTACGGAATACACCGGGTTCGAGATTAGCGGCCTTATGAATGTTCACGAAGCCCGCCTGATCGCCGCCGCTCCTGATCTTCTCGAAGCCGTTGAGACCCTTCTTGACTGCTTCGTGAATGATCCGCTCGGCTGGATGGATTCGAGCGACATCGCAATCGAGAAAGCCTACGACGCGATCCACAAGGCCAAAGGGGAATGACATGGAACTCGCAATCATATTCGCGGTACTCGGGTTTGGTGATTGGTTTCTTTTCGGGTGGAAGTCATGAAATACGGATGCACTGTGATCAACGCTACCCGGCTCGGCGAGTACGTCTTCGAGAAAGAGCTTGCCGAGTACGACGAAGAACCGACTGAAGACGACGGCGATCGCTCCGACGAGCAATTCGACCGGATGGACAGACAAACCGAACTGAGGTGAGCGATGAAACATCCTGTCTTGGCTTGGGTGGCTGCGATGGTTTTGGGAGCCGTCTCTGGCGGCGTGATTGTGATGGCTGGCACGGGACTGGGGTTCTGAAATGAACACCGCCTACTTCCACGACAAGCGCCCACGAGTCTTCTTGCAGCTTTCGATTGATGATTTCGGCGGCGAGGTAATGGCCGTAAAAGACATCTGCCCGGAAATCCCGCACAAACAGATCGTCATCTCGGAAGACACCTGGTGGACGCTGTTCGACTTCAGGGGAAAGCTTTTGGACTGGCAAGATGGACACGACGAGGAATAGATCATGCACGGAATCGTTATTGGTTGCATTAGCTACTTCGCCATCGGATCGACACTGGCGATTGCTTTTATTCGGGGTGCGCGATGATCGAGCTTATCAAAAACGGTGGCGCAGCCTTCCCTAACGTCGAGTACATGGCTGAAGAAGGAATGTCTCTGCGTGACTACTTCGCGGCGAAGGCTCTGCAAGGGATGCTCGCCTATCCGGGTTGCGAGTCGAGAGGCAGCCATCACAACAACAACACGCCTGAAGGCGTCGCAGAGATGGCGTATGAGTATGCGGATGCAATGGTAAAGGCTAGAGGTGCGCGATGAGACTTGTTACGGAGCAAGAATTGAACAAATGCGTAACGCTTAGTGACTTGGCGGTCGGCATTGCAGTAGGCGCGATCATGGGCCTCGTGTTCTACGGTGCGCTTCTCGTTGGGATCGGCTGACATGTGGCAACTAGCGAAGATATGGGCCGCAACCATGCTTCTCGCGCTGCTCTACCTGATGGCAGGCGGAGTGATGGATAGCTTGGAGCAGCGTGCTGAACAGTGCCGCACCGTTCATTGCGCCTGAGCGCGTAGGAGTGCTTACGTGGAAGACGACGACGACGCCATGCAACAAGCATGGGAGCAGGAACTAGAAGAATTTCTGACTGGAGAGAGTGATGAAGACGAGCGAAACAATCGCGAAAATCGCAGTAGCGCTGCTGGAAGCGCAGAAGGGAATCACGTTCGCATCGAAGGATGCAACGAACCCGCACTTTAAGAACCGGTACGCTGATTTGCCGGCTGTCGTGGATGCGGTTAAGCCCGCTCTGAACGATGCAGGTATCGCCTTCATCCAGTCGGCGAGTCCGTCGGATGATTCAAAGCTTCACCTGACAACGAGGCTTATGCACTCGTCTGGGGAGTGGATCGAGGATACGCTTGTGATGCCCTTGGCTAAACAAGATGCTCAAGGTTTCGGATCAGCCATGACCTACGCGCGCCGGTACGCCCTCGCCGCTATCACCGGGCTGTACCAGGATGACGACGACGGCAACACGGGATCAGGCGTCGTCCATAAAGCCGCGCCAGCACATAAAGGCATGACGGGGAGCGAGTTGGAAGATTTTCGCATCGCCATGCGTGAAGCGGATGACGAGGAATCACTCCAACGCATTGGCAAGAATGTTCCGGCGCATGCCACAGACGCGCAGAAGGCAGAACTGGCAGCCGAGTACACCAAGCGCCGGAAAGCGCTGAAACAGAGTGTGGCGGCTTAAATGGACCTCGATAACGTAGATCCAGAACTGATCTTGGCACGCGGCCGTTATGCGACCGTCAATAGCGAATACAAGACCCTGATGTCGATCATCCAAACGCGCACGCAGATTGCCTGCGATTCACTTCGCCGCGGCCTTCAAGAGACCGACATTGACCGAGCAATTGGGGCGTTTGAATGTGCCGAAGGATTGTCCTTATCGTTGAAGGAAGCAATCCAAGAAGCAGCCGAATTGAAAGCACAAAAGGACGAGCTGTACAAATCAGCTTGGGGGAAATGACCGGAAGCGACATCGTGCTTGCTGTAATCGCTGCGATGTATGTCTTGTCTGAGGCGATATTTTTAATCGAAAGGATATGAGATGAGAGAGAAGCCTACGTCTGGACCTTGGGAAAGAAACGGTGATCGTGTTGAATCCGAGCACGAACACGGGTGGGTTAATGGCGGATGGATTTTGGCCGAGTGTATGGGACCTGACGCACATGGAAACGCCCGTCTCATGGCATCCGCGCCTGATCTTCTCGATGCACTTCAAACCCTGCTCGACTACGGGCTAAAGATGAGTGCAAAGCACGAGGCGCCTATCTTCGAGAAAGCTCGCTCTGCAATCGCCAAAGCGACCGGCACATGACCTACCCCACAAAGACCGCCGCTCTCACGCACCTACGAGCGATAAACGATATGAGGGAAGAATGAGCTATTGCCCGACTTGTGGAAAGAGCACGCATTTCGCCGGCAAGCATCACAAGTGCCCGCCTGAATGGGAAGTACGCGATGCAGATGATTGCGACGACAGCGACTGGAAAATCATTCGCGAACTCGACCAAGAAGATGCCGCGAGGCAGTACGCCTCGGATTGTGATGACGACGGTGGCGAAGGCCCGCACGAACGCACAGTTCTAGTCCGCTCGCCCGGATCGACCGAGGCGAAGAGATTTTCAATCACGTTCGATTACAGCATCGATTACCACGCGCACGAAGACGCCTGACCCATAAATCACGCACCTACGAGGATTGAAGACATGACCAACGGAAATAGCGCGGAGCTGGCCCGTCTGTTGGAAGAAACGCGGGACTATGTTTCTGCATTTACAGACGACAGAGAAGACGGGCATATCGCCGAATCTTTGCTGGCGCAGATTGACCTAGCGCTGTCGGTCTGCGCCGATGGCGGCAAGGATTCGAGCGGTGCGGAGCCGGTTGAGGAATCCGATGTCCGGCCAAAAGAAAGGCTTTGCGGCGGCAGTCATGTAACTTGCAACGGCGTCGATTATTGCCTAGGCCATCCGAGTTGCAGAGACATCGCCAACGAACGCGCAAAAAAGGAACAGAAATGATAGATGACCAGAAACGCGCCCTTCTAGCCGATGGCGGCAAGGATTCGAGCGATGCCTATGGGTTCGAGGAAGCTGCAAAAATCTACAGCCACATCATGCGCGAAAACGGGCAAGCCGCTAAACGAACATCAACGGAAAACATTTGTGACGTTTTGGCCGCTATCAACGCCATTGCCAAGGAAAAGAAATGACCGATGAACCACAATATGCTCACGTTCAGCAATTTATTACGGACGTTATGACAGCCGCTGGCCTTATTAGACATGGGAAGCAGTGCAAGGCCCTTTCCAGCAGATTGAGCGCAGGTTGCATGCAGTTTTATGAAGCACTGGCGAAAGCTTCCCCCCTCAGCATAAGCGCAGAGAAAGTGCGGTTTGAAAATTGGGTGAAGTCTGAAGGCTATCGAATCGTTGAGGAAGATAAAGACTATCCATACCGATATTCGACCGACGAGATTGAGGGGATGTGGCAGGCATGGCAAGCCGCTCAATCATCACCCGCCACTCCCGCGAGTCAGGAGCGTGCGGGCGCCGGGAAGGATGCGGCGCTGACGGATGAGCAGATATTGGATGCCATCGCAAAAGTGTGTGCTTTCGACCGCGTGCTGGCGTCGAGCGGTGGAGAACTGAAGCACTTCTTATCGCCCGTGCAATCCTAGCCGCGAATAAGGAGAAGTGATGAAAAACGTAAGTAAGTCACAGCCTATTTCAGAGTTTGAACTTATGTCGGAAGGCGAATACGACGCGATGCTAAAGCAAAAAGAGGCCGCCGAGTGCGCACCGCGTGAGGCGCAGCCGGAACCGGAAAGTGCTTGCAATCCTGCCGACATTTGCGCCGGTTGCCGATGCGAGTACAGCCAATCTGCCGCCCCTACGCCTGAGCGTGCGCAGGATGACGAGTCGATTATCGAAACGCCGTGCCATAAGGAAGTCGGTAACCATCGCATTCCGAAAATTAAGCCACGGAAAGTAAATTACGATGTAGATGATTATGGACCGGTGGAGCGTGCGCAGGAGTTGCGGAAGGATGCGCAGCGCTACAAGTGGCTGGCCGAGCGGTTCACAGGATATGACTTCGATTGGATGTCGAGCGGCCACGAAGCCGACGATGGAAAATCAGTCGTGGTGTTCGACGTGGGCCGAGAGTTCCGAGGCGGCCGAGACATCACCGCCGCCATCGACGCTGCTATGGCGAAGAAGGAGGGAGCGTAGATGAGCGATCGACTCATGACTGCGGAGGAAATCGAGCGGATGACCGGCTGGAAGCGCTTCTCGAAACAGGTTCAATGGTTTTCCGAGCAGTTCGGCGTGAAGGTCGCCACGTGCAGCGATGGCAGTCCCGTCATGACCTGGGCGAACTTCAACGCACTGAACGCGCGGCGCCTTGGATTATCATCATCCGATCCTGCACCTAAAAAGCGCCTCGTCCTCGTATCTGACAGCAAACAAAAATGAACGCACGCCGCCGAATCATCGATAACGGTCTTCCAAAACGCGTCTATCCCCGGAGCGGAAGCTGGTACTGGTTCCCGAAGAATGGTCCGTGGATCAAGCTCTGCCGGATCGAGGATGGCGAGCGAAAGATGCATGAGCGTCTCGCCGCGGAGATGAAGAAGCGCGAGGGGTCGAAGGGGACCGGGAATATCCCCGCCTTCGTCGACATGTACATTGCCGCCAAGAAAGGCGAGCACCGGGAGAAAGGCTGGTCGAACTACGGCAACCCGGTGAAGGCAGACTTCGCCGATGGTGATCTAGAAGATGCCGATACTGCCGCCTGCAAACGCTTCCTTCGCAACAACTGGTCCACGAAGCTGTCGATGCAGCGCGCAATGCGGGCGTTCCTGAGCGGCTTCTTCCAGTGGTGCAAGGAAGAGGGTTACTACGATGCGCCGAACCCGATCACCGGCATGCGCCTTGTTTCTCCCAAGCCGCGTCAGGTGTACATCACGAACGAACACTTCGAGGCCATCCGCGCGCAGCTCGCCAGCCAGCCGATGATCTTGTGCATGGTCGATCTGTGCTATCTGACCTTGCAGCGGTCCACTGAAATCCGCGACCTGCGCTGGCGAAAGACCGACGAGAAGACGGCTAACTGGGTTGACCGGGATAACGGCGTGATCCACTTCGTGCCGTCGAAGACTCGCGAGTCCAGCGGAATCGCCATTGATTGGCCGATAACGCCTGAGATTGAGGCGGTGCTGGAGCGAGCTCGAACCACCGGCAAGGTCAAATCCCCGTACGTGATCCACACGCCGAAGGGTGGCCAATGGGTCAACACTCATGCTCTGAAGATGTGGCACAAGGCGTGCCGAGCGGCTGGCCTGGCGAGTTACAAATACACGATCAAAGACATCCGTGCGAAGGCGATGACCGATGCCAAATCGCAAGGATACGAAATGGATGCCCTGATGGTCGCCGCGGCGCACAGCGACATTGCGACGACGAAGGTCTACATGAAAGACCGTAAAACGCCGCTCAGCAATATCCATCTGAAGTTACCGAAGAGCGCCTGATATTAGAAACGGTTCTAGGAATATTAGAAACGCCTTACTGGTATTGGGTTTGCGGCAGATTGAATTGAGTGCCGCTCAAAGTGGAAAATTCCGTGCCGAGCCTTACACGATAAGGCGATGACGCATACCACTTCTAATATTTTGCTCAAAGAATAAGCACGAACTGGCGCGGCTTTGCGCGGATTTCATAGGAAATATTAGAAGCTGCGCTAGAATCCGTCCTACAAATCAGACGAGAACAAAAATGCTTAAGTTCCCTTGGTTCAAACGCACCCCCTCCCCGGCTCCAGTGGCTATCGTGGTCGAACCGCCGAAGGCCGCCGAGCCACGCGCGCCGTTGGTTATTGAACCCCCGGCGCCGCCCGTCGAGCGGTTCGATCCGTCCGGATTGATGAACCGCTACATGGAACGCAGGGGCTGACTTACGCTGGGTGCGCTGCGGTGAAGTTAGCGTAAGCCGCCGTCATCGTCGGGGAATCGATCAGCCCGAATTGTCCCTGGTCCCAAGCCCCTCCGACTTGATACCAGAAGATCGCCTCGATCTTATCCGCGACGCGATGGTTGTACATCTTGGTCATGAAGTCAGTAATCCACGCGGCGTTCTGAGCTTCGGTTGGGGATGTCGACGACCATTCAGTAACCATGATCGGCACGCCATATGCCGCCGCCACGTAGGCCATATCGTCGAAGTTCGAGCCGTGGGCTTCGGTGTAGATCGAGAACAGATCGCCGTACACTTGGTAGTTGTGCCACGACGTGACATCCCACCGCACCGTTGCGTGGCCGGTAGTACCGTCAGGTTCGACACCGTTCCACAGCATGTTGCTGGCTGCCATTTCGACAATGGTGAAGTTCACCGCCGCGCGATAGCTGGAATTGACAGACTTGATACCTGCAATTGCTCCGCGTAGCCAACCCCGCAACGCGTGGAACGGCGTACCCGTGATGTAATCAGAGTTTTGATCGCCGGGGATGCCTTGGCCGTTGATAATCTCAGTATTGGAAAGTAGCTCATTACCACATTCGAACGTGGTGATGCCCGCCGGGCCACAATCCGTTGCTACCTGCGCCGCCACCGCGAACCCTGCTGCGTAGTTGTTCGCTTCCGTGTCGGTCCAGTTCGGGCCGGCAGTGATGCAAACCAGCATCTTGATTGCAGGGTTGATGGCTTGAATCGCACCCAAACGCGAGGCAATCGCTACGTTTGTTGCATGGTCGCCTTCCGTGTCAATCCGGTAAACCGACGAGCCCGTTTGTGTGCAGTAATTGACAAGCTGCTGCGGCGTTTCCGTGTAGTCCTGGTGCATGTTCAGACCATAGAACGGCAATGTAGCGCCGCTCGAAGGGCGCGGGTCGCCCGCGATCTGTGTCCAGTATTGGTATTGCGAATCGACTCGGCTTTCGTGCGCCACGGTATCGTCGTACTGGCTGCTGTACCACTGCCCATCAGCCGACGGGATATTGTGAACGTAAATGCGGCCACCCCAGATCAACGCAAGCTGGCAGCAAATCGTCCGGGTGCGCTTGGTACCGTTGTAGGTTTGGGACAGGGTGTTGCCAGTCAACGTCCAGACGCCGCCGAACTGATCGACAATCTGCGAGGCGCCCGGCAAGGTCGTTCCATCGGGGCTTTTCGTGGCAACGTTGTTGACCGTCACCGAGACGGACGCCGTGTTCGCCGTTAGATTCTGAACGCCGTTGGCGAGTAGCGTCGTGTCATAGGGAATCGAGAACGCCTGACCAGCGAGCGTCTGGGGCGTCGAGCCTGCTCCACCGGTGATCGTCTGGCTCGACGTGCCGACTACGTTGACGGAGCCGGACACTGAAGCGCCGGATGCTGGCGAAGTGATGGTGATGGTCATGAGTAGTCCTTTGTGATTAATCAGCGAACCCGGCGAGCGCGGATGAAACCGTTCACCGTCTGGCTACCGGCTGCGAAGGTCGATTGGACAACGCAATAGGTCGTCGTCGTGCTGGCTACGCTCACACGGACGGTCGGCGACGCGAACACCTGAACCGCACCAGAAGGGACTGTAGAGGCAAGCTGGACATAGCCGCCAGTATTGGAACCCGGAAGCGTCGCCGACGTGGTGCTGATACCTGTCGCAAACACAGTAGGCGCCACGCCGACCGGGATGAAGGTCACCACACATGACACATCCCAATCGCCCGCCGTCAAGCTCGCGCTTGTTGCGTTCGCCGTCGTGGCCGTCGTGAGCGATGTACCGGCCGTCGAATTTGGGATGTATTCGCCGATCGCGCCCGCGCTCGCGTTGTTGTTCGTCGGCGTGCCAGTAATGCCGACGGTCGAGACGGGCGTGATTGCGCCTGTCGCCATCGTAAGGCCGCCGGTAACGCCGACCCCGCCGGATGAAACCGTAAGCGCCGGCGTCGTCACTGTGCCTGTGAACGTCGGCGACGCGAGCGGCGCCGCGCCCAAAGTAGTCAACGCCGCGCCAGCCGATGCGCTGCCGGTCCCGCCGTTCGCGATCGGGAGCGGATCGGCGACGAAGGAATAGGCGCCCGCACCAGTCCGCTTGATGAACCCGGTCGACGCGAACCCGCTGATATTGTCGAGCGCCGTGCCGCCTGCCGCGCTCGCGCCTGTCCCGCCGTGGTTGACGGCAAGCGTTCCCGTCACACCTGTCAGCGGTACGCCGCCCCACAGCGGCGCGGTCGTCGGCCCGGTCGACACGATCGCTTGCCCGGCGCTCGATCCGGCCGGGTTCAGCAACTGGATCGGGCTGAGCGTCGCGCCGAATGTCAGCGCGGAGAAAAGCGCGAGCGCGCCGGCAAAGATGCGTTTCATTTTAGGTTCCTGATTGTGCGAGCAATTCGGTCTTGCGGTCGCTACCGGCTGAGCTACCGAAGTAGTACGCAATAACGCCAGTCCACGCCGTTCCGAGCGATCCGAGCATCAGCATGAGAGCGTCGTGCGTAGCCTGCGGCAGTGGATGAAACACCATCAGCGCGAGCACGCCGAAGAATCCAAGCGTGACGAACAGAGCCAGAAATGGCGCCACGAAGCTCTTGGTGCTGATCTGCATCTGCCGTGCGTTTTCGCGGTCCTGTACCGTCAGACTCGCCAGCGTCTCGACGTTCTTGAACCCAGCCTCGGCCATGCGAGCGGCGTAGTCCTGATCGGCTTTGCGCATCTGGGCGAGTTGTTCCGGCGTCGCGCCATTGATCGCAACTGCGACTGCGTTTTGTCGATCGTCGATTGAGGTATTCGGCGGGACAGTCATCCCAAACACTGATTCGAGCGCAGTGACCGCGCCACCAGCCAGCGGGCCGCCAATCACCGAAGCGATCGAAGGAGCAAGCTTCTTGACTACGCTGAGTGCATCTGTCCATCCGCTCATATCAGGCTCCTCTCAACATCATGTCCGCCAAGCGAACCGCTCGACCCCTAACCTGCGACGCCCATGCGGAATTCAGCATTCCACTCGACGCATCCTTGTACTTACCTTGGCGCATCGCTGCGAGGGTGTTCTTGAACCCGAGCAACTTCGTGATCCCAAGGTTGAAAGCCATGTTCGCCAATACGCGTTGGCGCACGTCATTCAAGTCTGTCCACCACGGGAGGTTGTGATCGAGATCGGCGAATACGTTTTGGATGTCTTGCGTAAGAAGAACGTTGACCTGCTCGTCGGTAAGCGGATATGACCAACCGGCCGGCAGCGGAGAAGCCTGAAGGTTGTGACCGACTCCAACAGTGTCGATACCCTTCGTGTCTTTGTACGGCTTGTACTCGACTCCTTCATCGCGCCGAAGCTCGGAAATCAGCACGAGCAGATTGTCATCGTTCATTTCTTGAACACCTTTTCATAGATCAAGAAAACGGTTTGCAGAATGGTGTAAATGATCGTGATAATCACGAGCCAGTCCTGCATCCCATAACCGAGCAGCGTTGCTACGGTCGCCGAAATTGGTGGTGCGGCTTTTACCGCGCTTGCTGCTAGATCGTTCATTTCAACTCCCCGGAATAAGCCGCTTCTCCGAGCGGCTGTATCTGTTCTGTCACGGCGCACCGAGTAACGATGCGTCTTGAACCTGCGCTCGGAACGCAGCCTTTTCTGCTTCGCCGGCATCGCGTACTGCCTGAGTCAGCGGACTCGGCTCGCGTATGACTTCTTCTCGCGGCGCCACACGCTGTTTCTGGTCGACCATCTGCAAGGTTTCAAGCGCGCCGAACAATCCGAACAGTTTCTTTTCTTCTTCCTCGCGAGCTGTCAAAAGGTCGAAAAGCTTTGCTTTCGATTGCGCGATTTGCGTGCTGATGAATTCGATGTCTTTGTTCATGGTTTAGCCTGCGATCCAGACGCCTGTAGTTAGGTTGAAGTGAGCGGCCCGCGTCGAAGGGCTGGACCAGATTTCGAGAAAGCCCGAAGTCGAGTTGTATTGCATGAAGCCGAAATTTCCGAACCCTAGACGCTGATCGCGAAGATGGATTGCGCATTGATTCGAGCCGGCGCCATATGCAGCGTTGGCGGTCGCCCCGACATCAAGCCCGATACCTCCCGGAGTGATGCCGCTGCCGTCCGTTGAAGCGCCGTATTTGAAGTTGATGAGCGTTGCCGGCTGCGCCTGGATATCGATCCCGATGTGATCGACAGAGAACGTCTTCATGTAAATACCGGTGCGCCACTGATTGGCGACGCCGCCGCTGGCAATGCCATGCGCGAAGGTGTTCTTGTTCGGACCAAACGAGATATTCCACATGCCGGCCGAGAAAGGCGCGGTCGTCGGAAACGCATCGTTGTATGCGTAGTCGCTGCCAGAGAAATTGAACGTGTCGACTTCAATCGAAGTCATCGTGATGTTATGGGTCTGCGCGAACACTTCCGCGTAAAGTCCCCAAATCGCGCCAGTCGTGATCCCATGCGAGGATGCCGCGAGGCCGACCGATTGAGCCGCGCCCGTTGTCGACTGATCCTCAAGATAGAAGTAGCCGCCATACAGCCAGCCAGTCCCGCCCGGAAGCCGCTTGTGCGTCACATAGAGCGACGAGATCAGGTGCGCGGGATCGTCGCCGACGACGGACTTGTCCACGCGCTGAATGTAGGCGGTCGATGTTACGCCGTCAGTTGTCGGGTTGGCATTCGTGCCGTGCCAGATGCTGAAGCGTTTGCCGACGTTCGGCGTCGAGTTGAAACCCATCGTTGCGGCCTGATACGGAATCGAGCCGCTACCGAGAAGTGAGGCGCCCTGTGCGAAATCCCATGCGATCGTACCGAGGCCAGCCGTGACCGCGCTATTGACGACAGATGAGGCAGGGACGAGGATTTCCCATACTGCGCCGGTAGGAACTGCATTCGATGCCGCCTGGAACGCCGCGGAATCATCCGTTACGCCATCGCAGCGCGCACCGTAGTCCCGAATGCTGCGAACATCGTTATCGCGGTTGTACAGCCTAGAGCCGGTCGCGATCGACGCATCGGTTACCGTTCCAGCGCTCGGAGCGCCGATAAGACGGGATGCGCCGCCGCGGACATATACCCTTTGCACTCCTACCGGGATAGGAGAAATGAAAGACAGACCGTAACCGATCAGCGAATATTGGTCCGGTCCCTGATACGACGCATCGAAGAAGACTTCGATGTTGTTGACCGAGTTGTACAGATTCGCCAGCGTCAGAGCGAGTGAGACGCCAGGCGTGAAGTCGACGTTGGCAACGAACTGTTCCGTCGCGGGGCTGATAGCCAACAGCGCGATTTCATCCTGCGTGACGTACCGGCTATCCAATACCGAGATCGGAAGCCCGCGCGTGACGCCGTTTGCGTTCTGCCAGACTGGCAGCTTGTCATCCGAACTTACGGTAGACGTGACGCACAAATCCCCGATGGTGGACATTTTTATCCTTGAATGATTGGCTCAGCGATCGGGCCGTACTTGCCGGCGATCAGATCGGCGTGAATGTCGCGCCCGTATTGCATACAATCCTTGTCCGATGCGTTGAACTTGACCGACGCGACGCCTAGCGCGGGAAATACGATGTCGACCGTAACCATCGAGCGTGTCGCGTCGGTCCAAACCGGATTGGCGATCGAGTGATAGTCCATTACGCTGTTCTCACATAGAGGAACACAGTGTTAAACGCAGTGCCGGTCGCGGTCCAAGTACCGGGCTGGGCCGGGTTCGGCGCAACGTTGTTGCCGAGCGCTACCGCGCCAATTCCGTTCGCCAGTTGATTTGCCGCGACGATGGCTTGATAGTTGGCCTGTGTGAGCGCAAGAGATCCATTGACGAACAACGGAGCGTTCACCAAACCGTATTGGTCGTTGACCGAATCCCACCAAAGGTATCGAGTCAATGCAGAGTTCAAGTCGACAACGGAATTGCCGGCAATCAGGTTGTGAGTCGCCTTGATATCGCCGGTTGCCTGAATGCCGTCAGTCGTGATGAGTCCGCCCGTCTGCGTGACCGTTGCGCGCCCGAGTTCGACAGAGTTGTCAGCGTTGACCGTGCGCAAGACGAAGCCACCAGTCCCACCAGTGCCCTTGTTGTTCGTGATCCGTGCTGCGCCGTCGTTGGCATCGTTCCAGCTATACCATGCGCCCTGTGAATTGGGATTCGCCGATGCGCCAAGCACCTTGACCCAGTTCGCGTTCACGTACTGACTATCAAGGTGATAGCGCGCGCCATCGTTCCCGACGACGATCAGCGGAATGTTCTCAGGCGATGTGTTGTCGGTCGGGACATAGACGTACATGCCGACGCCAGTAACCCAAACCTGATTCGTCGCATTCTTGTCCCGAGCGCGCAAGGCAGCAATAGACGACGCGCTCTGGACGCTGCTCGAACCGATTGCAAGCGCAACAGGATCAGTCTCGTTCAGCGACGCATAGACGAGGCGTCCTGCCGCATCGAGGATCGTTATCGAGTAAGGAATCTGAACGTAGAGATGGATCAGCGCGCCGGCCGCGGTCGCATGGCCGTGCGTCGTCCTGACAGGCTGAGCGACCACAACCGTACCGGCGATGTCCGACGTGACGACGGCCGGATACGCGACAGGATCGAGGCCGGGTTGGCCGATATAGATGAAGCCCGATTCGAGCGGCTGCCCGTACAAATCGGTGAAAAACGGAAGCGCACGCGCCTCGCTGGTAGCCGCCATTTCTTATCCCCAAAGTAAGCGGGGCGCCGCTTGGACGCCCCTGTTTCGCTTGCTTACGTCTGGTTGAAGAGCATGATGCCGGCCATCTCGGGGTTCGTGACGCTGACGCCGTAGAATGCGTCGACCCGGTACAGAGACTTGTACGTTTCGATGTGCGCCTGCTTGGTCATCACAATTTCGATGCCCTGTTCCGTCGAACCGCGCATCACTGCGAGGCCCTGATCGGACGGCACAGCCAAGCGACCCGGCAGGATTTCGATAGCTTCCTTCTTCCAGAAGCAGTTGACCGGAGCCGATACCGTGTTGAGCCAGGTGATCGCAGCGCTTGCAGCCGGGGTTGCAGTCACGTTCTGATACGCGAGTTCTGCATCCGTTCCGCCTTGGCCAGAGATGATGGCCGGAGCGATCGTTACCGTACCCGTACCGCCTGCGCCCGAGACGATGGCGACGATACGGAACGTCTTGAGCTGGCCGGTATCGACTTTGGTAATTGGGTGAACGTTGTTGACGCCCGCGATCGTGAAGGCATCACCGATCTTGACCGTTCCGGACGTGACCGTGATAGCCAAGTTCTGGATGCGGTTGTCGACGTTCGACTGAAGCGGGCCGCTCGGCGATGCTGCGAGAGCCTTCGGCGTGGTGAACTGGTTCGCACCATTGACCGTGACCGTCACGCCAGCCGCAGCCGTGAGACGGGCGATGTAGTCAGCCTTCAGAACGCGCTCGAAGCCTGCGACCTGACGGCCTACCGTTGCCATTTCGAAAGCGTTCGCGGCCTTCTGGCCTTCGACCAGATAAGCACGGCTGGCAAGGTTGCCGGCCATTGCGTTGTAATCGCGCGAACCGAAGACCGAATAACGGCCGTCGTAGTCGATGCCCGATTCGTTCATCAGCGCATCAGCTTGGGCGATGTCGTCGAAGCCGGTCGCGGCGACCGTGCGCTTCACCACCAGCGTGCCGAGCGTCGAAGCGGCGTTCACGACTGCGAGGTTGATGTCGGAGGCGATCTTTTGTTTCGCTGCGTCACCCAGGCGGTTTTCTTGCAGAGCGTCGCGCAGTTCGGTTGCGTCCATCGTCCACGGCGAGCTGCGGATCGTGTCGATCGCGGCGGGGATGGTCAACTGCGTCTTGCCGACGAAGTTTGCGGTCTGGTCGAGGCCCGAGAACGAACGTGCGATGTACGGCATCGGACGGCGGATCATGTCGCCGGCGCGAGCCATCATGGTTTGATCGTTCTGGAAAACGGTGACGGCTTTCGACATGACCAGTTGGTCATTGAAGCCTTCAAGAAGACGCTCGAAAGCGACGCGCTCTTCCTTGCTGAAGGAATTGGCGGTCGACAGAAATGGTGCTGACGGAGGATTGCTCATGGCAGTAGTCCTAAATAAAGAGACGAAAAAGAATGACCAAATGGCCACTGATTTCGCATCCAGCAGGACTAACGCAGGCAATGCCGCGCCGATGGGGCTGAGATACGGTGAAGCGGGCTGCTTATCGCCTGAAAGGATTTAGCTCAGTTAGGCGATAATTAGCTTTCCGAAACTCTACTACTTTTCGTAGTATGAGGCAAGCGGCTTACTTCGCCATCTGCTTCTTGTACGCAACCACTTTGCTGTAGTCCCCTGTCCGGGCCGCTTCGTCCCGGAGCTTTTCAAGCTGCGAGTTCGACGAATTGAAGCCTGTCCCGCGCTCGGACGTGATGCGCGCTTCCGGCGCCGGCCGGGTGGTTTTCTTCGTAGCCAAGGAGATTTCCAGTTTCGCGACTGCAACGGTGAATTTAACCGGATCGGTGATCTTCGCGAGGTCCATCAACCGAGCGGGCGACTTCG